CTTTACTGATCGCGGCCTCGACCTGGGCGCGCTGCATGAAGGATTTTGAATCGATCATGGATTGCGCAAAATTGGAGACGGTGATCCAGTCGAAGGCGACGGCGTGGCACTCGGCCTTGATGCGCGGAAAGCGGTAGCCGAACTCGATCAGCACGTCGTTGGTCAGGCCGGCGCGGTCGGCGATCTGCGGGGCGATGGAACCGTCGCCCAACAGGTTTTCATCAAGCAGGAAGTCGGCGGTGGTTTTTGGTGCCCAGGGCGTCAGGCGCAGGACGCCGGCCGGGGAAATATCGAGCGCGGCGGGGACGGTGGTGAGCCGGTCTTGCGCGTAACGCCAGCCGGCTGCAGCGGAATCGAAAACGGCGGGCGAGGTGTAGCCGCCAATCAGGGTGGCCAGTTGCGCGATGGTGAGCGCATCACAACGGCCTTGAAGGTCGTCGGTGCAGCGGAGGGCGAGCGTGCGCGCCGCCAGATCGAGTGCGGGGGTGTCGATGATGCCGGTAAACAGGCGGGCGGCGTTGGTGGGTGAGCCGGTGCTGTTGTCGGCGACATCGATCTCGACGGATCGGCCCGTCCAGCCGGCGAGGTCGAGCACGGTACCGGTGGGCGGCTTGAGCGTGAACTCGGCAATGCGCGCCGCGCCCTCGTCGGCTTCGACGCGGATCTCGCCGATCGTCTGACTGGAAACGTCTGCACCGTTAACGCGAACGACTGGTATCCAGATCGCGGCATGACCAGTGGCCCCGATGCAGGGCGAGGATGGCAGGGATACAACGGGAGCGGTGGTGAACGGGGCGGTCGGGACGCTGAAATTTTCGGTACGCGGCCGGTCGCTGCCCTTGATGATTTCGAGGTCGTCGAGGTAGCCGGCAAAGGGGTCGGCGAAGAGGTATTTTTTGCCGAGGCACAGGTAGGCGGTGGCATCGGCGATGGGGACCGGCCCGGAGCTGTCGCTCGCGGCCAGGATGCCGTTGAGGAATAGTCGGGTGACCAGCGAGACGCGGCTGATCGAGACGTGGCACCAGGTCGCTGCAGTGAGAGTGGCGCCGGACGACATATAGATGTTAAAGGCCGCGCCACCGTAAAACCAGAGTTTCCCGCTATTGATGAAAATTTCGTAGGCGAACTGAGTGTTTCGGCATTCGATCAGGCTTTGTTTTGTGGCAACTGAATCCGCACGGAACCAGAACTCGATGGTGAAATCACCGGTACCGAAGTTGTTCAGCGCGGCGTTCGGGGCGACGGTGAGGTAACTGCTGCCGTCGAGGCGCAAAGACGCGGTGTTGCCGGTCAGGGGCGCGTACTGGGTGGTGGAGATTTTCGGGGCGCCATTGGCAACAAGGGTGTTGCCGCGCGTGTCGGTGAAGGTGGTGCTGTTGTTCGCGCCGTCGAAGTGGCTGGCCAGCGCATCCGTATCGGAATAATAGGGCATTACACTTCCTCAGCGACGATCTGCCAGCGGTAGTCGGCGGTGGCCAGCGCACCGTTGTCAGTTGGGCGCATCAGCCAGACGGTGAACTGCGGGAGGTAGAGCGCTTTATAGGCGACGGCGTTGGTGACGGCGGTGAGCGTGGCAACGTCACCGACCAGCGTGGCGGTGGTGTTGACGGCACTTCCATTGGCCATCAGGGCAATGCCCCACGGGGTATGACCGCTGTCGCTGCGACGGGCGGCGGGTAGCGTGGCTTGCCGGGTGGCGAAGACGGCGGGGACCAGGCGCGGCACGATGCAGGACATGACGACCGAGAGCGCGGTATCGAGCGACTCCAGACCGGCTGGGAGCCAGCCGGAGCCGCTGGTGGTGATGCGGGTTTTCTTCCAGGTCTGCTGCTTGAGACCGGAGCCGTTGACGGTGCGGAATATTCCTTCGCCACCAAGGGGCTCGTAGGACTGGTCGATCTCCAGCGCGGCCAGCAGGGGGAGATCGAGCGCGCCGATCTTGAGGGTCATCATTTGCGGCGACCTTTCTTGAGGGCCTGACGCTGGCAGATCGTCGTCAGCTGGGTCATCACGTTGGGCTCGACGTAGCTCTGGAAGCTCTCACCGGAGGGCAGGTTGAAGGTGGCGTTGGGGCCGCTGTAGGTGGCGGCCGAGGTTTGCGCCTTGAGGCTGGGCATCGTGAGGTTATTGACCAGGCCGCCGTTGGCGTAGCCGTTGCGCCGGAGCGCGACCATGCCGATCTGGTTGAAGCGGGCGAGGAAGGCGAGCGCGCCGGGCTGGCGGACGACTTCTTGCCGGTGCACGAATTCGCCAGCGTGGACGATGCCGGCCGGTTGCCACTTGCCGCCGGGGCCGGTGTAGCCGCCGAGGGCGTAGCCACTTGATGGGGTTGCTGGCGTACTGGCGGCGGCGACGCCATCGGGCGAGGTGGTGTTGACGGTGACGGTGATGGTCTTGTCTTTGAGCGCATCCAACTGGCCTTGCAGGGTCGTGAGTGCCCCTTGGGCAGCGGCAATGTCAGCTTCCACTTTGATGGCGGCGGCTTTGGCCTGCAGGCCGGTGATCATGGCGTCGAGTTCGGTGACTTTTGCGGCGGTGATTTCTGCCTGTTTCTGGTAGGCCGCTTGATCGGCCTGTTTCTGGCGAGCTTGTGCTTCGAGCAGCTTCGCTTGAATGTCAGCGGCCTGTTCGATGGCGCGGGCACCCATCTCGGGGTCATCGATCTTGTCGGCCAGTTTGGCGGCCCGTTCAGCCGCCCGTTCGGCTTCCTTGGCGAGTGTTGCCGCGTTTAGTGTTCGCCCGAACATTTCGGCGAACCGTGCCTGAGCGGCGGCGTTTTCCGCTGCGCTCGCGGCGGTGTTGAAATCCTTCTGGATGCTCGCTTGCTGGTCTTCAGGCGACAGGGCGCTGCGGCGTTTATCGGCGGCGCTATCGGCTCCGCTGGCGCGGGTTTTTGCGGCCTGATCGAAGAGCGCGGCAGCCGCTTGCCCAGCGGATTCGGCGTCCTTGAGCGCGGACTTCCATGCTGCAGACAGTGCGTCGCGAACCTTTTCGGCGTTCTTGATCTGGGCAGCGGTACGCTTGTCGTCGGCGTCAAGGATGTCAGCGGACACCTTGCCCTCGGCGATGCCGCGCAATTGGGCGAGTTCAGCGAGTTTGCTCTGCAGCTTGCCTTCGATGATGACGCGCTTGGCGGCGAGTTGTTCGGCGCTCTGCACACCGTCACCGGTCTGGCGATCCGCTTGCAATTTGTAATACGCGCGCAGCTTTTCCAGTGCGTCAATCTGCGCGTTGATTGCGGTGGTGTCGCCAAATTCGGCGGCGAGCTTTCCGGAGAGGCCGGCCGTCGAGGTCTTCAGTTTGGCGATCTCTTTGTCGAGGTCGGCAACCTGGTCGGCGGCGCTCTTGAAGGGGTTGGAAAGCCCGATCTGGGCCATAGCCTCCATAAACCCCAATCCGGCCTTTTTGGCATCGATCAGTTGGGACATGAAGCTGTTGAGCGCGGGGATGATCGAGGAGGCGAGTTCCATCCCGACAGACCTCGACAACTTGCCCATGCGGTCGAGGTTGTCATTGAATTCTTCGGACTTCTTGGCCAGTTCAGCCCCCATGACCAGGCCGAGGCTTGCCGCTTCATCGCCCAAGGCTTTGAGGCCGGCGCTGCCGAGGTTGAGCAGCGGGATCATGTCCGCGCCGAGTTTCTTTCCGAAGATGTCGACGGCGAGGTTAGCCTTGTCGACGCCATCGGGCATCTGCTGGAATTTGTCGGCGAGTTCGGCGAGGACGGCGCCGGAGGACTTCATTGTGCCGTCATTGTTGCGTACCACGATGCCGAGTTTATTGTATTGCTCAGCCATGGGGCCGGCGCCGGTGGCGGCTTCGGCCATGCCGACGGCCATGGCGGTGAGGCCTTTCTGCAGGGCCTCGGCGCTGACGCCGGAGAGGTCGGCGGCGTATTGGAGCTTTGAGAGGTCCTCAACCGCCATGCCGGTCTTCTGGCTCATCTTGTTGAGGGCATCACCCTGGTCGATGACGGCCTTGGTCATCGAGACCAATGAGGCGACGACGGCGGTGCCGGTGAGCGCTGATCCAAAACTGAGTGCTTTGGCGGCAATCGACTGCAAGCCGCCGAGTTCTGTTTTCAGTCGGCCAACGGCGCTGATGGCCCCACTGGAATCGCCGCTGATGATGATTTTTGTTTCATTGCCCATGGCTACTCGCTTTATTGGCCAGATCCAGTGCGATCAGGTAGGTGCGCCAGGGGTAGGTCCAGACCCCGGCGTGCCCATGGGTTACGAGGATGCAGGCGTTGCGGTCGAGTTGAGCGCTGCGACCTCCGTCAGCATCAGCCGGGCGACTCCGGAGAGAGCCGCCCGCACCCTGAAAAAATGCGGGTTCAGGGCCTTGCACGCGGTGATCAGTTCGGTGAGGTCGGAGGGGGCGAAGGCTTCGAGATCCTTGATACCTATGTCGCTCATGCGCGGCAGATCGGCCAGGCTGCACTCATCGAGCGCGAGGGCGTGCAGCGGGTCGTCGCCACTGCCGGTCTCGGTCTCGGTAAGCCAGTCGCGCACCTCGCTGAAGGTCAGTTCCCTGACGTCGACGGTGCGATCACCCAAGGTGACGGTGCGCTTGGCTGGCATTACGCGGCCTGTTCCATGGCGAAGAACTTGGAGGTGCCGGCCGCAACGATGGTGGTATCTTTTTCCATCGTGAAGGACACCGGCAGGGAGCCGAAGTCTTCGCCGATCAGGTCGACACCGGAGGCGACGCCGAGCTTGGCGCGGTGGATGCGCACGCTGGCGTACTTGCCGGTAACGATGTTGATACCCTCGAAGAAGATCGAGACGGTCGGGGCGCTGTTGATCAGCGCCTGGACGTCGGCACCGGCCAGCGGGGTGTAGTCGATGGTGATGGCGTCGCCGGAGACGACGAGGGCCGTGGAGATGGTGGGGGCGATGGTGATGCCGCCGGCCGAGACGACGTAATCCGCCGGGGCGATGGTGGTGGCGCCCTTCTTGACGACCGGGGCGATGGTGGTGTTGATCAGGCGGGCCGTGGGGACGAACTTGTTGGGAACGATGGTGTGACCGGCTTCGCCAACAATGGCCGTGGCGGCGAGTGCCGAGGTGGTGCCCCAGACGGCGCTGGCGAAGTTGTCGGCGTTGAAGTCGCGCAGGTCCATGTCGCCCGTTACTGAGCTGATCTTGGAGACGCTGGCGGCGGTACCGCCGGCCGGGTCCTGGTAGTCGAGCAGTTCCTTCTTGTCTTCGGAAAAACCGAACTTGAATACCGAGACGTTGCCGACGTCGCGGAACGCACGCGCGCCAAAGGTAGCGCCGCTACTGAAATCGGCCATCTTTACTTTGCCACGACCTTGAAATGCATTCATGTGAGTCTCCTTTAAATGGGGGTATCCGGCGAGCCGGTATTAAGGTGGTACACGCAAGCGAAACGCAGCGCCCAGCCGCCGACTGGCTTTTGCAGGCTTTCTGAATCCACTCGCCAAAGGGCTGACTCACGCGTCAAACCGGGACGGCACAGCCCACCAAGCCGGGTATCGGACTCCGTCGCCAACAAGGCGCGCTCGATCTGCGTGCGCAGGGTGTTAGCCGCCGTCTGAAAACCACTGCCAGTGGCGATACAAGCAAAGGCCGTAAATCGTAAGCGGTGGATTTCATCCACAGGCCCATCGCCGAGCGTTTTCTCGGTTTCGTCTTCGATTTCTTCCAGAATAATGGCCGGCAGCGTGGCGAGATCGATCATGTGCGTGGGTATTACATGCACCGTCGCCAGTGCTGATAGTCTGGATTCGACGGCGGCCAGTATCTGACCAGCGACGTGACTCATGCGGATTCCAGCATCAAAACCTTAAGCCCAGCCGGGCCTTTTGGTGTTTTAACGGAGGCCACGGTATAGCTGCCATAAGAGCATACGACGGCATCATTTACCGCAGCGGTGACTGAGGGCAGGACCTGCAGCACCGGATCGTTCCCGGCGACAAACCCGAATGCTTCGCCATAGGCGGCAGAAAACAGCCCGCCGACCGGCAGCCCGTTGATCGTGGCCGAGATGTAGCCCGGCATGTCCGGATCAACGAATGCAGCGAGATCGGCGGCGTCGAACATCATCAGTCCGGTTGCTTTTCTGCGGCTTCCGCTTCGGCCTTGGCTTCTGCTTGGGCTTTGAACGTGGCTGAGTCGATCACAACGCCCGAAGCAACCAACCCTTCGGCTATTTCTGCCTTGAGGTCAATCGCGTCACCTATCGCGTAATCCTTTCCGTCGTGACGGAGAGGATCTTGCACATGGAATTTAGGCATTGCTAACTCCTTAAGCGACGGCGGCGGTGATCAGGTAGCCGGAGATCGCGGCGGTGAGGACCGGCTGCACTTCGTCGGTCACCGGGTAGATGTCCGACTTGGCGTTGCGGTCTTCGTAGCCCTGCTCGACATACGGTGCGCCGTCGAGGCGGTAGGTGTAGCCGTAGGTCGGCTCGCCCAGATCGGCGACGCTGCCAAGGTTGGTGTAGGCCACCACCACGAACTTGCCCCAGACGTCGGTCATCGTGCCGGCGGCATCGGTATAGACGGCATCGCCGATTACAACCTTGCCGACATCCCACAAGGCTGCCAGCATTTCGGCGGTGACGGAATCACGGCCGGTGTACTTGATGCGGTCGATGATCGCCGGGTGTTGTTTGACGGCCTTCCAGGCTTGTGCGGATAAAATGACTGTATTGCCGCGCTTGCCGATCTGCGTGCGAATGGCTTCGCGCGCGGTTTCGATGTCTTT